TGCTTGTCACTGCAATCGTTCTGTCAATGTTCTGTGTTCCTTCTTGGATCCACTCTGCCGAGAGACGCGGCAGTTTATCATAGTCGTCTGCATAGTGCCATGCATCCAGTGACGTCTTGAAGTTAGACCGCATTTCTCCGGTTACGTAAGAAGGCTTGTAGCGGTAATCCGCCCAAGCCTCCTGATAACCAAAAATTTCGTTATCTTCAGCTGTACCCTGTGCATAGATTTCACGGTTGTATACTGGCTGTTCTCCCAGTGCTGCTAGCCGCGGGTCGTAGTAGGTGAACCGTCCGCCACGTGTCCACTTGGTCGCAAGTCCCTGTTGGTAACTGTGCTCTACTCGTATTACTGCCAGACCGATAATAAAGCCGTACTCGGTTGCTGCATAGTCTACCATCTGCTTGCTGCATGTGGTCAGACTGTATGCTGCCGTATTGCCCAGTGCCTGCCCGGTTGTCGTGTCCGTTTGGCTCGTCTGAACTACCTGATTGACATTGATGGCGATGCGCTGACCGCCGATGTACTCAGGAATCTGTAGACGGCTGTCCGGTGACGTTACGCCCCAAGTCCCGCTTAGGAACTCCCTGTACCTTGTTCCATTTCTTGCATCAGCCTCGAAAATGTGCTGCAGTGCAATTGCCATGCGCAAATCTGCAATGCTGATTGCGTTTATATCGCTCAGGTCTGTTCCGAGATATGCCGTTTTAGTTTCATTGATTGTGGTGCTCGACACTATTGCCGGTCTTTTTCCGGTGGTTTCATTCGTATTGTAAATTTCTCCGTTATTGTACAGTTTGATTGTGTCTGCTGGAGCCTGTTTGTCGGTTAGTTCGATGTCTTTATACAGTTTCACTGCTGCATTACCCGTCAGGCTGATTTCCACAGGGTTAGATTTCAACGGCGAAGGCAGACAGGACGTGAAGTAGTCGTGGAATTTACCCGCTTTTGCGGGTTTTCGTGCATAGAAGTAGCTTTCTTCTGTTGATGCTGTGTTTTTGGGATCGTTTACGCTATCTTTCAGTGCTTCCGGGTCTTTGTTGTTCGATGCGTTGTCACTTTTTTTGTATCCTAGCATCAGTGGTGCTTCTAGATTTTCATCTCGAAACCATTCGTTGTAAATCATGGCATATGCGCGTGCTGGCAGTGCGTTGACTTTGATTTCGTTTTTGATTTCGGTCGGTAGTCCAAAATAGTCTCCGATGCTGCCATTGTTTAGACCGCTTGTTCCGCCGATTGCGCAAGTCGGTGTGCTGTATTCGGTTTTTTCTGCCCAATAGTTGGTGTCGTTCTCGCCGAACATATTTTCCCAGTGTTCCCAGAGCAGACGGCACGGAACAAAGAAGAAATAGGTATCCATGTAGCAGTTATCCATGATAGGATAGATGGGTGTGCTCATGCGAATAAGTCCGTTCAGGCGTACACGTGCGGTATCGCCCGGCAGTACTTCATCACAGTAGATGGGTACCAAATCTCCTTCGTTGATGGTCGTTAAGAGTTGGTGACTTCGGTCAAATTTGCTTCGCGGTCGTTCCATTCGCGGCACTTGCGCGAAATGGTTCTCACTGTTTCGGTTCGTTTTCCTTCACCTCTTCTTTTTTTTCTTCCGGCTTTGGCTGTTCGGTCTGCTGCACCTGTTTCAGCTGTTCCAGCGTTTCGGCTGCTGTTTCTGCTTTTTCGTGCATCGTCATGATGTCCTTCGGCAGATTTTCGAGTTCTGTCCCCTCGGTGTATATCATGCTCTTTGCCTTGATGCTGGTGTCTCCCGCTTCCAGCCTTGCGATCGCGCTTGCAAGGTCGTAGCCTTCGCCCGCTTTCTGGATTTTTTCGTATGTGTTTTCATCCGGCTGTTGGATGTAGTCGGTAGTGCCGTTTGGCCGCTTGACCGCTTTCCACGTTGGCGCGGTCTTGCTGCCCGGATTGTTTGCCACTCTCTCGGTCGGTAAGCCGCAGTATCTTACCAGCACATCAGGATTTAACATTGGCCGTCTCCTTCAGGTCGATGAGCCGTGCGATGTGTTCAGGCATTGCCTCGCTCATGTAGCCGGTTTCGGTGTCGAATTCGCCCAGTTCAACTAAGCTGATGTCTTCGATTTCACTCGGCTTGCTTTCGTTGGCTTTCCATCGTGCCGTTCTGACTGCCTGTGCTCTGTTGTTCTGCAGGAACGGCTGAGAGTAGCCGTTGGTCAGTGCATCGTGGAATGAATAGAATTTCAGTTTCATGTTTTCTCCTTTACTCTTTGTTTTTGCTTGCGTCCTTCAGTGCGTGGTAGATCTCATCGAGCTTTTCAAGGATGTCCATCATCAGTGCAATTGCTTCTTTAACGTCCTTGACCTTAATCAGTGCCATCAAATTGCCTCCTTTCTTTTACAGTCTGATCCCGCCTCGTGGTACCTTCGGTCTATTGCCTCCTTTCTTTTACAGTCTGATCCCGCCTCGTGATACCTTCGGTCTTACGTTGATGTTTTTTACCCGCTTTGCAGTCTGGGTAAAACGTTTCTGATCGCCTTGACCTGCTCCGCTTCTGTGTGCCATTTTTACACCCCCTTTCTGTATTTGTTGGTTCTCACATCAAAGTGTACCCAACTTTTGTATACGATAATGCCGCATTCATCCGGTACGATTGCATTCAGTTTGTTGGCGAGTTCTTTCGGGCTTATTCCATTTACTCGGATGTCTGCTGCCATACCGCGCATGTGGTAGCTGTATTTTGCTCCTCCACATTTTGCGTTCCACTCCGGTGTTCTGTATCCGCTGGTGATTATGACTGGTTTATTTAGCTCATTTCGTAGGATATCCAGTACGCCTACCAAATAGCTGTCAATAAAGACCACTTGTGAGCCATCTTTGCACGCAAATTCTTTCACTGTGAAGTGTTTTCCTATTTTTTCGTTTCCGTTTGTGTTCATTATATAGCTTATAATCATTTTTTGTCAACTCCTTATTTTTGTCAATGGTTAGTATTCTTGCCATGACGGTCTTTGTTTGTATTCTCTGTATTCTTTCCTCGTTAGTATTTTGTACAGGCCTGTTTTTTTGCCTTTGATTATTACGTCATTCGGACTTTGTTTTGCTTTTTCTGCGTAGTACCTCGATCTGTACATGTCAACTGATGCATTCCACCCGTTTCGGTTAAAGTATTCATTGCTATATTCCATTTTGATTACCTCTCTTTCGGTTTTTGGTGGTCTTTTTCCACCTTTATTATACCATATTTAATTTTTTAAGTCAAGTAAATTTTTAAATTTCTGCTGCAACTTCTTCCCGATCGGGTGCTTTCTGTGCTCCTTTGTTTTGATGGCGCTTTAGCGCCTTGCCGTGTGGAGCTAAAGCGGAACTCGGCTAAATCCATTCCTTTTTAGCGCTGTGCGCGTCATTCTTTCGGTTCACGCCACTTTTGCTTTAGCTTGTCTTTTTCTTTTTGAATGTTGAGATAGGCTTCATAATCCACGCTGGTGTTCTGTTCGAGATTGATTAAACTTTGTATTGCATTGCGTCTGCGTTTGGCTCTAACCTCTCTCAGCTCGTCAGAATGCGCCTTAAAATAGCTTTCTGTGTCTTGGCTGGTATCCTTATCTAGGATTTTATCAAAATAGCGTGGAGGCCTTTTCTCGCGGCCTCCTGCACATATGATGCTATCCGTTTTCAAGATTTCATCTTTGTGTTCGTTCAGATATTTTTCGCCGATGCCTTTTGACATGATTCTAAATTCAGGTTCCCGGCCTTCCATCCAGTATTTTGCGGTTTGCTCTGCACCTATGGCTTTCTTGTTGACGTATTGTGCAACATATGCGTAACTTCCCGGCTGTGCTGGTGAAAAGTCAATCATACCTTTGCCCCAGATTTTTTGTAGCCACTCGCTTTTAAAATAGCTGTTGCCTTTTTGGTTTTTATACCATTGTGCATCCGGTGGTTTCAGTCCGAACACTATTGCGTGATAGTGCGGTCGTTTTGTTCTGTCGCCATATTCGGCTGCTAGGAAATATTTTATCGGCTTCTTGTATGCTTTTCTTAGCCGCTTTAAAAATAGCTGTACGTCTCGTTTGCTTACTGTCTGACTTTGAATGCTTCTGTAGCCTTTGACGATCTCTCCGTATGGAATATGTTCATCGTCATACGTCAGTGTCAGAAAAATCACATCGTCCCATTCTTTTGCTTCTAGCTCTATTCTTGTTGCCCATTGATCAGCCATCTGTTTGCGGCAATATTCGCATTTACCGCATGGTAACAATGCGAATTTTCCTTTTTTGATTCCGTCCATGATGTCCGTTTGCAGTCCTTGCTTGGATAGGTTCTCCAGACTTCCCCATAGCTTTGGTTTTTTTGTATCCATCTGAAATACTAATGGTCTTGTACATGGCATTTTTGTTACCGGCACAAGCTTCCTTGTCTATCTTGTGCCGGTTGACACCTCGCTTTCTTTATATATTAACTTGTTGTAGTAGTAGTAGTAGTAGTGTTGAAAGTGTTGAAAACTCGTTTTTTTAACGTTACTACGTTTATTTATTGCTTTTTTGCCTGTTGAAAACTTTGTTGAAAACTTGTTGAATTGTTGAATGTTCGTCATTTTGACGGATTTCTTTGTGCAACTTGTTGTTGAAAACCTGTTGAAAGTGTTGAAAACTCAAGTTTTCCACATTCTCTGTTTTCTGGATTATTGTTACTAAAAAAGGGGGATGTTTTTCCATCCCCCTTCCTTTCTTAGTCTCCTCTGTATGCGTCAAATTGTCCAGATTGATATTTTTCAATCTGTTTGTCTGCATATCTGTCTGCTGCCTTGTCAACGTTTTCTTTGACTGCTTTGCCAGCCTTTTTTACTGCGTCTTTGGCTTTTTCTCCTGCTGCTGCAAGGCCTGCACCTAGCTTGTTAGCTGCATAGCTGTACTGTTGTACCTGTTTTGCGCTTGAGCTCGCTAGTTCGCTTGCCGATTGTTCCCAGCTTTTTGCAGCCTTATACTGTTTTGCGGTGGTGCTCTGTTTTGCCAGCTGTAAGTATTTGTCTGCCAGTTCTGCCGTGTTGTTGCCGTATTCGTACATTGCGGATACGCTTGCGGCTTGTGCGCTCTGTTGGTTATAATGTTGGCTTCCAATGCTTGCAGAAGCTCCTGATGGTGCGCTTGTTGCGCCGTTGGTCGCTGCCAGAATAGGATTGATGCCTGCTGCAATCATGTCCTTTACGGTGTCCTGATAGGCTGTCCCGCGCATTTCCTTTTGAAATGCTCGTTCCGCTGCTGCCTCTGCGCTGTTGTACTTTTTGGCGCTTGCTTGGCTTCCGGCGTTTGCTAGGTTGCTCAGTAGTCCGCTCATCATTTGTAGTGCGTTTGCGGTGTTTACACTGCTCTGATTCCCGAACATTGTGACGCCTGTTGGTGTGCTGATTTGTGTTGCACCTATCTGCTGCGGTGCTGTCACACTGCCTGTTGTGGTCTCGTTGCCTGTGCTGCTCTCGCTGCCGGATCCTTGGCTGTTTTTGGCGCTGCTTTGGTTGCTGCTCGTTATGATGCCTGTTAACATGCTTAGCCCTTGCATGAGGTATGGCATAAAGCTTAATAACGTCTCCATTCAAAAATAGCCCCGCTTTTGCGGGGCTTCCTCCTTTCTTAAATTCTTTCGATGCCCGGAATGCTGTAAATAGGCATTTCGCGGTACCAGTCTTCGGTGAAGTAGAAGTCACACAAGAATTGGTGGCTTACGCTGCTTGTCACTGCAATCGTTCTGTCAATGTTCTGTGTTCCTTCTTGGATCCACTC